GGAGGGGAGGAGATCACCACCTGCAAAAGCTGCAGTGAACGCATTGTTCAATACTGCTGCTGCCTTAACTTGCTTAGTGTTCGCCATAGATCTTGCTAACGCTTTTGTATATCTAGACGCAAGTCTGTCATACAAGTTATCTTCGATAGCTTCTTCTGTGATTGCAAACGCTAAAGCGATTGTTTCGTTTGTGTAACGTGCTGTGAAAGTTTCTTGTGCATCGTCATACTGAACGCCTTGGCCTTCAGGTTTAACTGCTGCATTACCGAAACCAGATAACATTACTTCCTCTTCGAAAGCTCTGTCTGATGTTTCAGTATCAAAAATTTCACTATGCTCGTTAGCATACTGTTTGTACTCAAGTCCGAATAGTGCATTCAAACCTGGTTCTAGTTCTTTAACTAGTTGTGCTCTTGATATTGCCATGTTTTTATTCTCCTATTACGGGTTAGTATAGCATCGCTGCTGGGTTAATTGAAACTACAACGTCATAACCTGCGGCATCTTCAGTTTGACCTGGAGTGTTTGCAGATTTATTAACGAAAAGCATTCCACCTGAAACCACAGCACCTGAACTTAATGTACAAGCAGACTGACCATTTACTTGGCCTGACGCTGGTTGATCAATTAAATTGTAAGCTTCAGTAGTTCCTAATTCCGTAAAACCGGGAGTTAGGGCTGCAGAAGTTCTTACAGTATATTCTTGATGTGGGTTAGTGTTAACAAACGCTGTGATGCCTGCTACGCCGGTATTATAGTCTACTGCGCTAGTTGTACCAGCTGGAATGTAATTTCCCCAAGTTGGTTTGCTAGTTGTAGTAGATGTCCAAAAACCACCGTTGAATACACCAACTACTGGAGCTAGAGCGGTTGTCCACGCTACTCCTGTTGCTGTATCATCGTTTGCACCTGCAAAAGTTTGATCTTGAATAAAACCAACTGTAGCACCATGAGCGCCGGCAGTTGTTTGATATCCAACAGGATCACCTTTATACATGTCGTTTGGTAATGTAGATAGTGACTGAACTGCGAACTCAGATTGACCACCTGTAGCTGGAGTACTTCCAACTGTCATAGTCTGCCTTAGTCCAAATCCAGCTGTATTTGTATTAGCCATATTTGTTTTCCTTTTCTTATGTGACCTGTCCTAATGGACCTCCAGTCACGGATTGATTTATATTTTTCTGTTGGTTAGGAATTACTAAATAATTAGTCTTTCTTTGTACCACCAAAAGTTACACGGGAGTTTGATTCACTGCTGAATCTCATTCCTGCTTGCTTTTCCTTCATAAGATCGTTGTTAATAGCTTCGTCTTTTTCTTTAGTCTTGCTATCATAGTAAGCTTCAATTTGCTTTGCGATTTCTTCCGGTATCCTAGCCAGCAATAGGCCTCCTACTCCGATGATCCCTGCGAATTTGCCTTCAGTCATTTCTGGATAATCAAAATCAGGATATTCATCAGCTCTTACAAGCTCGTATCCTTCTCTTAGAGATGCTGCTATGTTTTTTGTATCATTGTATCCCATAGTCTCAGCTCTTATCCATCTGTGCCTGTATCCTTGAGGCGCGTCAGGTGCATCTAGTGATGAGGGTGGAGTCCAAGTTTTTTTAGCTTCCGCTTTAGTTCTTGTTTGACTCGCACGTGAAGTTTTTATTTTTTCGTTTTCCATATGCTATACTCCTTCCGTGATTTTTAATTGTTTTGCATAATCTTCTAATGGCACGCCTAATCTTTTAGCAATTGCTACCTGTGATGGCGAGAGTTTCACAGTATTTCTGCGTCCTGTCGTGGCCGAACGTTTTGCCGATGCTACGTTTTGAACAGGTTTTGCTCTTTCCGTAGAAGTTCCGTCTATCTTATCAAATTTATGACCGAAATCAACTCTTATTCTTTTATCAACTTCATCATAATATTCGTCAGATTTTGGATCGTATCCTTCTTCTTCAACAAGTACTCTATGGATATCAAAAGCGGTGTTAGTCATCGCTGAATCCTCTCCAAACCAAGTATTTTCCTTAGCCCAAGACTCTGCTTTAGGGTCTGTCTGAGGTCTTCTTTGTTGATATTGTTGTTCAGAAGGTCGAATATCTCTTTTAACTTCTTGAAGGGATTCTTCATTAAGTCTTTTTAAAGCTCCTAATCTAGAAGAATCTTGAGCAAGCGTAGCAATTCGTTCTTGTGCTGCTACTTGACCATCTACATCTCCTGCTTCGATAGATACTCTTAATGCTTGTCTTGCAGCATCCATATTAGTAGTAACTCTTGATTCAAATTCTTTGACGTAAGATTTATCTAAATTAGAAAGTTTAGATTCTAATCTATCTTTATCTAATTTGGTTGCTTGAGCAAAATGAACAGCTTCTTCTTTTTGTCGTTCAGCTTCTCTCATTTTACGAGTTAAGGTAGCAATACGTTTTTTAACGCTAGCACCATAAGTTTCTAACTCATTTTCATCTTCTTTTTTAAGTTTAACTTCTCTTTCGTTCCCAAAAGATTTATCTTCTGGAACTTGTTCAACTTCTATTTTTTCTTCTACCGGAGTTTCAATTTTTTCCGGTTCCCCTTTGTCATCTAAATTAATTTCAGCGCCTTTTTCTTCGCCTACATCAATTAGGTCTTCTCTTAAGTTTTCTTCTAGCATAGTATCCCCTATGTTGTTAAATTAAATGAAGTATAGATTCAGGATCCGAAACAGTTCCTAAAACTTCATCATCGTTAAGTATTCTCACTTCACCACCTTCAATTGGTAATCTTGATCCAGCATATCTGGCAAAAATAACCCAATCTCCTTTTTTACACCAAGGCTCTCCAAACTTTTCTTTATCTTGGTATGCTAAATTTCCCATCTTTAAAACATAACCACATGTTGTGGCAATTCTTGCTTTATCTAAAGATTCTTGGGAAAATAAAATTCCACCTTTAGTTTTCTCTTTTGGTGTAAAAGGTAAAACTAAAATTCTGTATCCTGATGGTTCTGGTAATTCATCAACCGTTTCACTTCCAATATTTTCTGGAGTTAAAGGTTCTTTTGCGTCTATTGATTGTAATAAATTTTCTTCTTCGTATTTGGCTTCAAGTCCAAGTTTAATTTTTGGTACTTCCTTGGCCGATGTCGATAACGTTTCCTTGCTCATCTTTTTGCTCCTTCGGTTTTAGCAGGTTAGAGATTTCCTGTAATATTATTTCATAGGCATGCGCCTGACCCAACATATACCTGTATTTTTCCATATTGTCAACAGCACCTGCTAACATTGCTTCAGAAAGACTTTCTTTTGTAGCTTTCATTCTTTTTCTTAATTTATCTATTATTGTTATATCATCCATTCTCTTCTCCTATGTTTTAGCTATTTTGTCCTTATTTGGACCTTTCTTAATTATATAGTCTTGAGTTCCATTAGCACCTGAATTAACTTCTTTTTTTAAATGCCTAAATAAACTCATTTCTTTTATTTTCTTGTAGTTGTTTTTAAAGAAAGTTTCAAGAACTTTAGTATCTCTCATTAACAATTCCATTTTCTAAGTGATTTAGATAATCTATCATCACCTGTATTATTACTGGGCTTTTGTCTTTTTCGCATCCCGGTCATACGAGCGCAGAAAGATTTTCTACGGCTAGCATCTTTTGATCCGGCTTTTAATTTTGAGGGTTTAGTTGTAACGGCTGTTTTTAATTTGGAACCAGGATTAGCTGCTCTGTAAGATGCGACACCTTTTTTATTAAGTCCACCAGATTTAGATTTGCCTTCTTTTCTCTGCCATGCGGCGGTTTTAGGCATGTATTTTTTGACACTTAGGACAAGTGTTTGTTATTTTCATATTCATGTGTTTTGCACACTCACATCTTTTACCAAATATCTTGTCTACTAGTTTTCTGTATAGTGCTTTTATTTTGTTCATTATTTTTTATCTACAATTTTAGCTACTGCTTTATTAGTATCAGAAAGTTTAACTTTAGTTCTAACACCTAGTTTACCTTTTGTATCTAAAGATTCCATAACTTTATCTTTTGTTCTAACAACAGAATCTTGAACGTCTCTTTTCTTTTTTAAATTTTTTCCGACTTTTACGGATTTAATAGTATCGTAGGCTTTCTTGCCTTTTTTTAACATACCATATCCTCTAAGTGCTACTCCAAAAAATCCCATTACATTTTCTCCTTTTTAATAGGTCTAATAGGTCTAGGTCTTGTAGGTCCCGTACCTCCTAATATTTCTCTATCTGGTTTTTGAGGAGATGGTTTTCTTTTAGGTTTTTTTGCACTTCCACCTCTAGCTAAAGGTTGTCTTGAGTTTGTAACTTGTGTGTTGTAACGTCTGTTAGCCATAATTTTTATCCTTTGTTATTTTCTTTTTATCAGATCTT